CTGTTCGCTCCTGGCTTCATCAGGGCACAATTTATTCAGGCCGCATTTATATTTCCACTGAACAATTTTATTACCTTCAATGGGATTAACACCGACCACACCCGACAAGCGACACGAGTCTAAACGGTCGGCAATTTCCAGCGCATTATGAATGACACCGAGCGGTGCAACCTTGCCTCGAATATAGGCCGCAATGCCCCGCTCAATTTTGCGGCGTTTATCGTAACCCAGTGACCAGGTCGCCATATCTTCATCAATGGCTTCAAACAAATCATTATTGTAATCATCAGGTAATTTAATTTTTGCGTTATCGAATTGAACATCATCGAAGTTGCGCTTTATATCCAGATCACGCATTAGATAATCGGGCACATCTAAAATGCTTTGACAACTGTGGGGGTGTTTTTCTTTATAGTCCGCGAGTGGGTCTATAGGTTGATTGAATAAATCGGAGGGATTCATTTTTTAACTTTGCGGCCTATTCTGTTTTTAAACCGCTGCTGTTTTTCAGTTTCAACTTTATTTAAAAAATAAAGAATTTCTTTTTCCCTACTTCTACACTCAGGGCATTTCTGTAATCTAATACACAGAGTTTGTGAATAAAATTCTTTTCCGCAAATAATACAGTGATCAATAGAACGCTCACACATATCAAAACCACATAAACAATTCAGACAAGACCGCGAAAACAAAAAAGATTGCAAACGGAAACGGCCATAAAAATAAAGCGTGCATTATTAATTTTTTAGTTAACTTCATAACGAAAACCCGTTGATCTTTCACAACGAACTAACGCTTGAAGCTCACGCTTTCTAACAATTATTTTTTTAGGACATCGCAAATATACAAATAAATTTATTTGCGCTTCTGTTTTATCTGTTTTATTTTTCATTATTTTTGAAACTCCATATAAGCGGCGATGTTAGATAAGAAAACCAAATCATTTTGCATTTCTAAACTTTGCTTCTCATCTTTAACGATGTGAAAAATAAACCATTGAAGATCAACCAAACGAAGCCGCACAGATTCCCAGCCCCTTAATTCGGCGCTGGCCCAAATAGCAGAAAAAAATCCGTAGGCTCTTTCAATGTCCATTTTTAACGTTTACTTTTTTTTCAGTAGTAGACAAAACTTTTACATCAAAACCGGCGGCCCTAAAGTCATCAACTATTGAGGCGGTTACCGGTAGTGATTTTCTATTTTCTTTTTTTTGTTGGGTTAGGGTTTCAGGCATTTTTTTTCAGCCCCTTGTTAATTATTTTTATAAGTCTTCGCTCAACTACACGTCGCTTTGTTTCCAACGAATAAAACTGGCAGTTATAAAGCAACGAAAGCAAAAGCCTTGGGTCTGTTTGCATTTCTATTGACGCACTCATATCGTCAACCGATGTATTAATATATTGAGTTACTAACTTCTCTCTGTTTTTTGGTGACATTTTTTATTCCCCTGGTGTAAGAAACAAAAAAGCCCCGACTAAAAAGGCGGGGCTTTATTTTTAACTTTCGGTTTTTGGTTCGTCGTCGTGATTATCTTCGACTTGAGGTGTAAACGGTTCGGCTAACGCCATTGATTTTGCCAGAAAAGTTTTTTGCTCTTTCGAGCCTGGCATTAATGTAGCGGCATGACATAAGTTACAAACAGCCATTGATAAATCTTCAATAATTTCAGTTGCGTTTTTTGGCGCTGTATCTTGAGCTTGATTTTCTTCAGGCATTTAATTTCCCCTGGTACGTTAACCCCGATGGTTGGTAAAAATCGGTTCAGTCCGTTTGAACCGATATCCCTCACCAGGGTAGGAAGCCGAGAATGGCGACCTGGGGAAAATAATAGTCAGATACTCTGGACATGTCCAGAGGGCATGGCACTACACAACCTCTGGACACAGTGCTATATTCCACATAGACACCTTTCACCAGGAGAAAAAGATCATGAAAGATTATTCAGACGTAACTGTAATTCTTGATGAGCTGAAAGCTCGCCACAACATCACATCAGACTACAAATTATCAAAATTGCTGGAAATTTCTCGAACAAGAGTTAGCAACTACCGTTGCGGGACAAATACTATTGATGATGATGTGGCTCAGAAGATAGATAAACTATTAGATTTACCAGAGGGTGTTATAGCGTTAGAGATGCACGCCAGACGGACAAAATGCCCGAACATTTCAAAAACATTTCATGAAATCGCGCAGAAACTAGCCGCTGGCGCTTTATGCTTAATGATTGTTTTTAGTGGTGTATTACCAAGGCAGGCACAGGCAAGCGGACAAAATTGCCTAATTAATAATAATTTACCACCTTATACATTATGCACACATAAAGTTATGCGTAGACGCCGTAGAAAATGGATTAATTGTTTCATTCATACGGGTGATTTACTTTTTTCTAAAAATACCCTGAAATGTCAACTTAACTAAAAATGATAAAAAAAGGAAATCTCAATATAAAACTATAAAAACAAGGACAATAAAAAAGATGAATTATTTTAAAAAAAATTTGCTTTTACCGCAAAATATCGGCTTTCACTACGCCGATTTCGCTGATTTTTTATTCCATCTGGACATTTCACGCGCTGATCTGGTTAACTTAACCGGAAAATCTGACCGCTCAATTCGCCGTTATTGCAACGAAAACAATGCTCCTCAATGGCTTTACATGGTCGCTTATTGTGCCGCTGGGTATCTATTATCAGATACCTGGTCAGGCTGGCACCTGCACAGAAATTCCCAGGGATTAATAAAAAAAGGCTCCCCAAGTTGCATTCATAATGCTATAACACCTCAACAAATCGACGCACTCTCATTGCTTTACCAACACAATAGAACGTTGATTTTAAAGACCGATGATTTAACCAGGGAAAACGATTTAATGCGTAACCGACTTTTAATCGCCGATCACAAACGACTGGTACCCGACAACGTGTACCCGATAAATAAAAAAATAAGTTATGAAATGATTTCACAACAACTCAATAATGAAAGGGCTTAATAATGCGTAAATATATTTTATCAACACTGTTTAGTTTTGTTTTATCCGCGTGTGGCGGCGGTGGCGGCTCAACGCCTCAAAATAATATCAATCTGTCACCTGGTATATACACCGGAACCTTTACACCCAATGGCGGTACACCTGATGAATTCGCAATTATCCTGGCAAGCAATGGAACATGGGCGGGAGTCAACCCAATTGAAAGCGCATACGGAACCTACTCTAACTCAACTTTAACAGAAACAAATTTTTCAGCCACGTTAACAACATCCAATTCAGGGACATATACAGACGATGGTATTAACGGAACTTTTAGCATTGCAGATGCCGGAATATACAACAGAGAATCAACCCTGCCTAAGCTGGAAGGCGTATGGGTAGACACCACATTTACAGAAGTGGCAGGAATAACTACTCACGTTATAGATGCTAATGGTAATATTAATAGCTCAAGCGTTTCAGGCTGCTCAAGCACAGGAAAATTAAATACAATCGATACAACAAAGAATGAATATTCTTTTAGTCTCACCGTATCTAATTGTGAAGGTTTCGAAGGTGTTTATAATGGATTGGCTTTACTAGATGATACAAATTTTACAGACGACACATTAGTATTTGCAGGCGACAACGACACTATAAATACATTCATACTAACAAACGCCGTAAAACAATAAATTAATTAATGATTTTCAAGGTGTGAATCAATACGGCTGTGCGCTCGCATGGCCGTTTTTTTAACTTCGCTGATATCTTCCTTTATATCATTTACAAAGTATTTAAACATAACGAAAACACCGCTTAAAACTGGCCCCACATACTGAACCCACACCACAAAATCACTCATTATTTTTTTTACTTCTATTTTCTAAATAAACTGTGAACATATATCCCGCAAAAGCTGCCACACCCGCGAGCGCAATTTCTTTGCCAATTTCTTTTGAGTTAATCGACGTTAACCCCTTTATTAATCCGCGCCACATTATAAAATTCCTATATTTTCCAAACCTTTAAAAACCGGATCAAGCAAACCATTCTTTACAGAATCAGGCGTGAAATTTTTATAAATAATATTTTCACGGCTTGCCGGATTTATCTTTTCAGTGACTATCAACTCAGCCGTATCAATGGCTGCACTTGCGCCCTGCTTTACTTTATACGCAACATACACAGCCGCCCCGACACCTGCGAGCATTAATACTGATTTAATTTGATCTGGCTTTGGTAACATATAAAACCTTATGCAATAAATAATTGCTGTTCAGATTCACGACGATTAACCAGCCCCTGGTTAACCACCCCGCCCGCTTTATTCCAGCGTGGCAACTGTGCGCTTGCCCCACTGTAATCACCGCTATTTAACAACCGTAATAACGTTGAGTTTTTAAAAGCATTTACACCCACATTAAAAACAAACGAAACTAAAGCATCAAACATATTTTGTGATATATATACTTTAACAAAATCGTTAACCGCATTTTCAGCAATTGAAACATCTTGCCTTAATATACGTTCACCCTCATCGAGATCAATCATAAAATAGGTTTCGTTAGGTTTTAACAGGTGCCCATATCCTATCGTTGCAAGACCGGCTGAATCCAAATAAACCTGTGATCGCCACCCTTCAAACCGCTTGATTTCATTTATTCCATTCTTAGATATTTTCTTTTTTACATCTACCGAATTATTAGCTATTTTTTTTGTTTCTTTTTTTCTTATAAAAAAAAATCCGACCCCAACAACAGAAACTAACGATAATACAGCTATTGCTTTAATACTCTTCATATTCAACCGAAACAGAAAGCGTCCCACCGCGATTATTCACAGCGCCTGTATTTTCAACAGTTAGTCCATAACCTTCAGGTACTAAAATCCCGCCTATAAAATCCTTATCAATAATCCTTTGCCTGTAAACACCAGGAACAACCGTTTCACACGATGCTGTATGAATCTTTGAAGTTGTATTATATGTCCTGGCAGCGTTTACCGTCCCCCTTAACGAGGCTACACTAACCGGCCCTGATGGATTTTTATTCGTCGCAGAAGCTTGCGGTATTTTATTTACTTCTAAAATTTCAGTTTGCAGCAAATAACAATGAAAGGTTACATAGTCCAGATCAGGTTCAACCCCATCTACAAAAAACAAATTGCAGCTTGTTTTGATATTTGATATTTGTAACGTTCTACCTGAACCAACCGGATTGAATAACTGCGCAGCCGCATAATTACCGATACCGTCCTGAAAATCATTTATAGTACCGGCCATTAACATAAAAGCCGAAAATGATTCACCAGCGATTACTTTATCATTTTTTAAATCATTTACTATTTTGCTGTTTACATCACCAACAACTGTATCCTCTTCATAATAAACAAGCCCCGCTTTAATAGTAATACTTAACTGCGTATTCGTAACATTTATGATTTCCCAATCAGTTACGGCTTCAGGCAAAAAAGAAAGCTTACTCCCTTTTCCCATTTCTTCTCGTATTTCTAAATCATCGCCATGACCTACCATTGTAAAAACAGCGCCAACAATAGAGACATCCTGCACATGTATAAATTTCGCAGGTATAGAAAAATCAACCCGACCATTTGCTGGAACAATAATAATTTCAGACATTATTTACTACCTTTTAAAAACATACCGACACCAACAATCGCCGCCGCTATTGCAATATATTTTACATTTTGATTATTTAACTGATCTGGACGTTGAGCCGAATTAGCGAATGAAAACGCGCTCGCATTATTGCTTTGCGCTAATCGAATAGCGGCCTCAACTTGCTTGGTTCCATTATTCGATATCGTGTCAGTGATTGACTTACTTAGATTAAATGCCTGGTCAACTGAATCCCCGCCCAGCTCAAACGCCTTTGCACTTTCTTCACTGGAAAACCTGAAAGAATCGTTTAAAACGCTACCACCAAAACCCAGTGCATTTGCAGTTACGTCGCCAAACTCTGAAATAGAATCACTTCCAAAATCTAACGCGTTTTCGGTTACATCACCGAATTCAGACACCGAAGCACCGCCAAAATCTAAAGCTGCATTCGTAACATTTGAAACTTCAGTCAGTGAATTACTACCAAAGTCAAATGCATCAGAAGTAACATTATCTCCAAACTCTAACACTCCAGAATTTGAATCTTTTACCAGGTCGATAATATTTGAATTATTATCACTCGCAAATAAAAATGCACTATCAATTGCACCGTTATCTGTAATCGTTACCTCGTTTGAATCACCGAGCAAGGCAAGCTCCGCACCTGCCTGGTTACTGTTGAGCGTCGAACTGTCAATCTCGTTGACTGTACTGGTACTGCTTTTAGACTTACCGCCCATCACTTCACCTTTAAAGAATAAATTGTTTCGTCAATCGAATATTTAAAACAGTTGACCAACCATCGACCGATACCAGGTCGGCTCGAATGCACTCTGATTTTATCGAAGCCCTGCTCTTTTGCCTGGTCTATTACCATGCGCATATATTTTTTATAATCCTTTCCCTGGTAACAACAACCGACCAACGTTTTTTCATTTTTATACTCATCAAATTCGGGCCGTAATATCATCCATGAATCAGAGCCGATTTTATATAAATGCGCAACGCCGCTGTTAACCTGTTTTTTATAAAATTCTGCATACCCATCGAGAACTTTACTTAAGCCATGTTCAGCCGCGACCGACCACTGATAATGACGAGTTATTTTTTCTTCATCACCCATGCAACACCCACCAGCGCAACCCCTAAAATTATTAAATTTTGTGGGTTGGCAATTTGTGAAGCCGTAGAAGTGGCGAATGGATTAAACCCACCAGAACCGCCGGAGTTGATATTCCCAAACGTAAAGGAATTATCACCACCGGACGTCGCTGGCCCCGCATCACCGCCCTGAATATCACCAGCCGAAGCCGCCGCCGATGCACCGGCCATTAGATTAATTTCGCTTTTTTAACGATTAAACCAACGGCCAATAGACCCGCCACCGCTAACAACGTATTACGCCCACCAGGTATCATTGACATAAACCCACCTATAGGCGCAGCCGGTGCACGGGCCGCATTTGGAACCGATGAAACCTGCCCGATGTTCTGGCGGGTTTCAACTTGTTTTTGTTCGAGGGTCTGCACCAGTCGCGGCTGTTTAGCCTGGGCAACTTTTACATCTTTCCACGAACTTAATGCATCATCTAAAAAACTCATGTTAGCAACTCCCAGTTATGCGCCTGACAGGCTATCAATGTGCTCAGAAATTAACAGCACATCACCGGCAGTCGTAATATTTACTTTCGCCCGAACATCCTGAACTTTTTCAGGTTCCTGCCCATTTACCGATGCGTATTCCTGAACTTCTAACGCATTAAACAGATTACCTTTCATAGCAAAATCATAATGCACAAAGTTAGCCTGGGGAACACGATCATATTGAAGCTGAAATTCTTCAAGGTCAGTTACATCTGTATCAATTAATTCAACAGAGTCACGTTTAAAATTCAGCTCAGTCATATCATCAACCACTTTATAAAAGTGCAGACCCATGATTTTACCAATTTGAGGAACCTTGGTTATATCCTGTAAACCACTTGATGTTAACGGGTAAGTTTGTTGCTTCACTTTGGTAATTAAACCCAGTGGCAGATTCAGAGAAGTTTCAGCGCGTGCTGTTATACCAGGCGAAACCGCCGCCGCATCAATTTTGAATTTGATGGTAAACGCCTTTAAATCCTTTGTACCGATTGCCGTGATTTCGCGGAAATCTTCTTGCAACTCAGGACGATCAAACCAGAATGTAAAATAGTTACCATTCTGTGGGCGTTTATAAAATGCGTTAATTGCATTGAGTTGCGCCAGGTCTGTGTATTCCTGAAACAATTTTGTGTCTGCATACAACTGAATATTAGTGACCTGCGCCGGTGTTAAATTGGCCGTCAGCAATTGGATTTGATGATATGTTGAACCAACTGGCACCTCAATGGTTACCGTTGCGCCTGCATTCACCTGTGAAATATTTACGAGTGGTTTAAAAGCCATGACTATTTTGCTCCCTTTGCAACACGGGCCGCAGTTGCAAGTGGTTTAACACCTGACTTTACCGCACCATAAGTAATGAGGCCGAACACCGCAAGGCCAACGACAACGGATGTGACTATTTTCATATCCGTATTTTTTTTAACCGTTTGAACTGGATTACCGAACATTTTTTATACCTTTTCAATTAAAAGAGAATCGCTTCATCTGTATAAAAGCTTTATTCACAAACAAAAAAAAAGAAACCCGTTAAGGTTTCTTTTTTGGCTGTTTGGCCTATAGGTAAAATTTAATTTTATAAAGGCGGTTTTTTGTATTTTATCTGGTACTTTTCGGCGGCTTTACCTGGTAACTTTGCCCAAAATTCGAGCGGTTTTAGTTCAGTATCATATAAAAGTTCATCCTTTATTATCAATAAATCACCCATTGTTTTGGCATCCGATTTACTCCCCTGGGCACCGATAATTTTCGTCATGCAATTCTTAAATGCTGTTTTAGGAATTTCAGCGGCACTCGTTGCAGAGCATAAAACGGCTAAATTAAATTTTCTGGTTTCCCGTAAGATATCACCAAAAGGTGAAGTGTCTTTACCTATGGCACTGGCTACGCTTGCCAGTTCATCAACGACAAACACATGCGGAACATTTCCATCGAGTACTGCCCACACTAACCGGCATAAACTATCGAATGCCTCTGGCGATTTTTCACCACTGTATGCAATCCGGTAACCGCCTTTTTTCAATTCTGCTTTTTTTAGCGCCTTTAATATTTCAGGAATTGAATTGTAATGATCTGCTTTAAAGCTTTTGTGCGTATCCCAAAAAATACCCCTGATAGCTTTTGATTTTAATGCTGGGTTTTGTGCCATTGCCTGGGTTTTTCCACTTCCAGACACACCGCAATAAATTGCATGTTTATTATCGAGTGATTCGTTTGCATTTTTAGGCATCTTTTGTATTACCTTCAGTTTTAGGTTGAGTAATTTCAGCCTCAGTTTTATCGTCTGTTTCAGCATGGGCTTTTTCTTCCTGGGCTTTGTTATATTCTTTCACCTGCAACCAAACAGTAAACCCCATTGAACCGAAAAATACACCGGCTTCCAGTTCCTCGCGATATTTAGTAAACCAAAGCGGAACGGCTGGCGAATCATATTTTTTTAATACGTTGGCTGCTTTTTTCGCACCGTGATCGAAAAAATCCTTTTCTTCCTTTTCATCGCCAAAGGTCACAAACGGATACACTTTATCCAGGCCACCACGGAGCAGGCCCATCAATTGATATCCTTTCTCTAATGCTTTTTCATAACGTTCGGAATCTTCCTTTTTAGATTCATCAGCAGCAACAGATTGCGCTTTATCCGCCTGGGTTTTTTCCTGTAGGTTAATATCATTTTCGATATCGTCTAATGTTTCATCTTTCATTTTTTCACCCCAACAATAACGGCCAATAGACCACCGATGACCAGTAGCCCAGCGCCCAATAAACCCGACCCGCTTTTTTCTGTTACCTGGTCCACTTCATCCGTTTCGGTTTCAGTTCTTTCGGTTTCCACGATTTCATCCGGTTCGGTTTCCTTAACTTCAGGTTTAACTGATAAATGTTCATAGCCTTCTCGAAAATCGGCATTCTCGACCAGGTACTTTTGAAACGGTCTACCCGTTGACTGGTTCGCCTTGCACTCAGGGCAACGTGTATATAATTCACCTTCCCGACTACCCGTAGCGATCTGGTGAACGCTGGCGGTTTCTTCACAACCAGGACTAAAACAATTAACCGTACCAATAACCGGATTTCCACCTTTAGTTTTTGCCATTTTCGTCACCTTTTGCCACGGCCAATAAATCATCAAACAATTTATAGGTTTCAGCCTGTAAACGTTGACCGCGATTGTAAGCAGGCTGAGACTTGACATAAAACGGGATTTCATTATTCAAATCGTCGTATTTTAATTTTAGAATTTCGAGTTTTTCCTCGATTATTACTAGTTTGGGCATGGCGGTATTCCTCCGGATGAATTATTGCTGTAATTGGCCTTTTTTTGATGGTTTAGAAATGTCGAGTTATTCTCCTTTATCAAGAAAATAGAACTCTCAGGATTTATCCGTACAGAGTAGCGGTTAGAGCGCGTATTAAAGCCCACTGAGCCTATCCACTGAATAAGGGACATATCCATGGTCTCGCGGTCATCTTCGACTCTGTACAGGGCACCATACGAGCGAGAGCGCCTATAGCCATGATGAGCCAGCCACCATTCAACGAACCGATCAGCAGGCCAATCGACCATACCTATAGATTCACGCTCATAGCCGTTGACTGTGTGCTTTTTACCGCCCTCCCCGGTTAGATGCTTAACCGAGTACTTCAGCAGTTCCTGAAAGGCTGACAACAGCACAGTGCGTCGATCTGTATCGCGGCCACGGTTCGCGGCCATCTGCGCCATATCTTTTGCGGATTGAAACTTTATCCCGAACCCCCACTCACGCTGTACAGTCTCCCAATCAAAATGACCATCGACTAAAAACATCGCGTTTAGATGAACGTTCCAGGAGTAATCGCCTGTAGGTTCTCCGGTGTCATCGTCATACACCATCGAGAGCGGATCTTCTAAGGTTGCCAGGCAACCTTTAACCGCTTTAAATGATTTGTGTTTGAGCATGGCGGTAAAACGTTTATAGATATCTCTGATGGATTCGTGCAGTTCACCAGGGGCAGGATTGGGAATGGTTAACACGGCATATTGAAATGTTCGGCGACGGTTACCATCGAGCCATTTTTCAAACACAGGCATGTAACGTTTTGAGAGTCGTCGCTGTTCGCTCCTGGCTTCATCAGGGCACAATTTATTCAGGCCGCATTTATATTTCCACTGAACAATTTTATTACCTTCAATGGGATTAACACCGACCACACCCGACAAGCGACACGAGTCTAAACGG